GACGTGATTTAATTTCGTCAGCGTCGCGCCGTCCGAAATTTTGTATGTGCAGGCAAGCCCGGTATAAAACGACACAATATTTCCCGACACGCCGGCTACGCGCACCTGCTCGCCCATCTTCACATCGTCGCGTGACGCCGGGCTCCAATACGCGTTTGATTTGATGAATACCCAGTCGTCAATCGCAATGCCGGCCGCGCTGGACACCGTCACGGAAAAGAAGCCGCTATCAGCCGTTAGTGCCACCGCCGCCGATGCGGTACCAGTGAAATTGAAAACGCTTTTATTGCTGCTTAGTCCTGGCGCGTCGAACACCGCGTCAGAGAGTGCGAGATTGCTCCGGGCATTGATATCACCGGCCACCGTGTACGTGCGGCCAAGGCCGGTAATGACAGGCTCGCCGGAATCCATGGCTCGTTGCAGGGCGCTGCTGTAATCGGTGCCGTCACCAATGCGCCAGAAGTCTGGGATGCTAACGTATTCGTTGAGCTTGTCGCGCACGGTGCGCAGCGTCGCGCCAGTATTGGCCGGGGCATGCCCGATCAGCGCCGACCCACCGCTGGCAGCCAGCACCGACAGCTGCACATACGACAGCAGATCATTGCCCCCGACTGGCGCCTCGATGTTGTCCCGGTCATAGATGACAGTGCCATCGGCTGCCGTCAGGATCGCCCGATACATGCCAGTGCCGTACATGACGACCTCGCCGCGCGCATTGATCGGCGTCGGGTTCTCGTTCTGGATCGTCAGCGCCAAGTCCTGATAGGTCGTCTTCGGCGTCAGCGTGCCAGCGGCATAGGTGGCAATTTGGCCTCCGACAAGAGGCGCGCCGGCGGCGTCCTGGAATGATTGTTTCGGTTGCGGTAAGAGGCTGCCGGGCATGGGATTCCCAATAAAAAAGCCCGCGAATTGGCGGGCTGTTGACGCGAAAAAGCCCACCGGTTGAGGGGTGGGCTAGAATGACTAAAAAAGGAAACTGATAATGAATGACAACACTGCGCGCGCCGTCATTACCTCTGTTGCAATGGGTATGGCGAGTCTATTTTTCCAATACGCCAGAGCCAAACTGGCCGCCAGCAGGGAGAAGCATGGGCGCGGCCTTCCTGAGCGCTTTGGCCGCTGGCTGGGCCAGTGCTGGGCGCGAACTCGCCGACGCCACCAGTAAGCGCTGTAGCGGCGACGTGTAGAGCCCGGCGCCGCCAATCAGCGCTGCAGGTATCAGCGGATTGAGCGCACCACTCGCCAGCGCGCCGCCGCCATACAGCAGGCGCTCTGTAGTGCCACTGTTTGGCACTTTGTTGCCCAAAACCGCTTGCCCCGCGCTACCCAGGTCTTGCATAAGCGCATTGCCGCGAGATACGGCGCGCTTTCTCACGCTATCGTCAGCCGTTTGTACGGCCATATTGAGTTGCGCGGGCGTGAAAACCCCCTCGCTGTTCTTGCCCGACTTGGCCGCGCCTTCAACGCGGACCAAGTTGGCCCAAGCCGTATCAGCCGCTTTCAATTCCCGCGCCACACCAGGATTGCTACGCACCATCTGATCCTTGAGTAGTGCCTGCAGCTGCTGAATAGCCGTGCCGAGTTCCTGTTCGCTTGCTGCGGTCGATTTGCCATACTGCGATGCAATCCGACCCAGTTCACTATCCACGGCCTTGTAGTCATCCGGCAAGATGCTGCCAGTGCGCGACACTTTGCGCATGACCAGTTCTCGCAGTGTCCGGTCAAACTTACCACTCATTTCACTCGTCATACCCTGAGACATGGTGCGCAGCTGCGACAAATTGGAGTTGAATTGCGTATCGAGTTGCACTCCGCTGATCTTGTTCAAGGCTGTTTTGTACGCGTCTGAAATGGCGTCGCCAGCCTTGCTCACGCCCTCATGGCCAATTTCATCAACCTTGCCGCCGATAGGCTTGACGGCCCGATTGATGGCGGCCTTGTTGAAGTCCTCCTGCGAGCGCCGACGCGCCATTGAAATTGCATCGCCGACGATAGGAACGCTGGTCAGCTTTTCTTCCAGCGCGTTCGCCCGGCCGCCAAGTGCCTGGCCGATAGTTGGGCGCACACCTTCGCTTTTCAGTAGTGCCAGATTGGCATTGCTTGCGGCGTTCGGGCTGACGACCCGGGCGAGTGCATTCCCTACGACCGGCAATGCACCTCCGAAAGCGGCCCCCATAGCTACCTGCTTTGCCTTTTCGGCTGAAAAATCCCCTTCACCCACTGGTGTCAGCGCGCTGAATGCGCCGCCAGCTGCCGCGCCCACCCCAACCCGGCCAAGCAGACTTGCGGCTGCAGGGACGCGGGATGCAAGTGCCAGATTGGCAGGATTTAGGACGTTGCCGGCAATGCGGTAGCTATCGACGCCGCTTTCGCCACCAGCTTTGCGCCGGCTCTGGTATTCCTTTTCGCCATCGCGCACCTGCTGGTCAACGCCGCCCTCTGGCAGTCGGCCGACCAGCCCGGTTTTGTCTGCGAGCCAGTTATTGGCCTTGTTGACGCCAGACACTAGGCCGGCAGGCAGCACGTTGGTCAGCAGCTGGGCGCCGCCGTCGATAGGGTCGCGCAAACCTTTGACGAACCGATCTGTTCTTGAAACTGGCGCGGCAGCTGGCTTTGCTGCCGCAGTCTCATGCTCAAGTCTTAGTCGAAACTCAAACTCTTCTTGCTCATTCATTTTTGCCCCTGCTTTGCCTTAAACTCCTGATAGCGGCGCTCTTTTTCTGCGTCATTAAATGCCTTGCTGGCGCCCGGCTTTTCAGCTTGCCCGGATTCGGTGTATCGAGTGTTAAGTTCGCGGATTGTCTTCATAGCTGCGCGGCGCGTCTCAATTGGAATGGTTGAATCACCAACCTGCCCAGCCATCTGGCGATAAAGCAAAACGTCCTTATCTGATTGAGGTCCGGACATTTTCGGCTGCTTGGCAATCAACGCTCCTTCAAGTGCTTTTAGCTGTGCCGACGACTGGGCCCCCTCGGTACTATTTCCGAAGGCTGCGGCGACGCGGTCATATCCTGCGCCGGCCAGGCTGCTTGTTGCAGTGCCCAGCAAAGGTTCTGCCATATCCAAAAGAGAAATGACCGATTTGGCATCCTGCACTCGCTGTGCTGCGTCTTTAGACGGGATTTGCTTTCCGTTCAAAGTGACTGCAGTGCCGGCGCCAGTCACCGGGTTGACCAGCATCGGGCCATTCTCGCCTTGCATCAGCAGCCCGCGCGGAACAGCTTTCTCGCGCGCTTCACGGGTATTGAATTGGGATGCGTCCTGCGCCCGTCCTGCGGCCGCTGTTGCAGAGGTCATGTTTTGGCCGCGCCGCTGTGTATCGCTCGACAGCACGGCATTGGCATCCGGCGTGCGATAGTTCGCCAGCTTTTCAGCAGTGAGTGACGCGGCTTGCTTCCACTGCTCAAACGCCTGCGGATCGCGCGGGATGCGGCTGATTGCGGCGTCTACCGTGTCGCCTTTCATCGAGAACAGTTTGCCAAGGTCAGGATCGGCATACATGCCCTTGACCAGTTGCGCCGCCTCGTCGGGGGAGCGGATGCTTGAGAACATTTCGCGCACCTGGCCGAACTTCAGATTGACGGCCTTGACATGTGTTTCGTCGGCCTGTGCGCTGACATGGGCCGTGTCGGCGGTGGTCTTGCCAAGTTCGGCGTTTGATTTCTGATATTTCTGCGCCTCGTCCAGACGGCCAGCCGACAGCAGCGCGTTATAGTTCGCACCCTGATCGGCGCCGAAGCCAGAAACGACGCTGCGCAGCTTGTTGCTATCCACAATGCCGCGCTGATACTCGTCGGCTTTCTGCTGGCCCATCTGCAACGCCAGTCGGTTTTGCTGGCCGGCCATGGCCTCCGCGTCATATTCAGCGACGGACTTTGGCGGCTTCAAAAGCTGGTTGTAAATGCTGGTGTCAATACCGGACATGGTGCGCCTTTCAGGAGCCGAGGCTTTCGCCATTTGGGAGTGTGTAGCCGTCGTTGCCGCCGCTGTACATGTTCCATGACGACAGTGGGTTGCCTGTCGCTGTATGGCTCTTCCAGGCGCTGATACCCTGGTTGACGCCATCCATCAGCGCATTGCCGCCCGCCAGATAGCCGCTGGCACGCGCGTTGCCCATGCCCATCTGGTTCTGCGCAACCTGGCCAGCAGTGCCTATGTAGGCGCCGCCAACGTTACTGCCGAGGGAATTGCGGTCGCTTGCGTTCTGCCCTGCGGAGGTCTGGCCTACGCCGGCAATCGATGCAAGGCGGTTGTACTGCGTGTCCTGACGATCCTTGAAGCGCCCGTATGCCGCGCCGTATTCCTGGCTGGCCATGCCCTGCCCGTATGCGCCGGCAGCCTTGAGCGCTGCGCCCGACAGCAGGCCGCCCCGCGCGGCCGCACTGTTGTTCATGGTCTTGGTGCCTTCGGCCAGCCGGAACTGGTAACCGGTATCGGCGCTCATGTCGCCTGCATTGAATTCGCGCGACAGGTCGCCGCCAGCACCGCCGCGCCGGCCCATTTCGGCCAGTGCGTTTGTGCCAGCCTGCATCCATGGAGCCCGGTCCTGCCGCGCAAGGTCGTTTTGCTCCTTCTGGAATGCGATGGACTGATCTTGCGCGCGCAATTGTGTGTTATTGGCGTCACGGCCAGCCTGCTGCTGCGCTTTTGACGCCTTGCTGGAGGTATAAAGGTTGGCGCCAATGCCCGCGACTGCCGCCCCTGCGCCAATCCATGCTGCCGTTGATACTGCGAAGGCCATAGCTATTCCCCTGCTAGTTCTGGTTTATCGTGCGCGATCTGGCGATTGCCCAGCAGATCACTGTTTTTTGATGTGGTGTGTCGCTCGACCAGCACATCAATGCTTTTCTCGTCGTCCGGATTCGCGTGAAAGGTCGTCCATACGGCATCCTCAATCACATGCACGGCGTTCTTGACGCCAGGCTCCGAAATGCCGATGTATGGCGCCACTCGCTCGACAGGGCCATCAGGACCGGCCACCAGCACGCGACCCTTCGACAGCACAACCAAGTGCTGCGTCTTGTGGACGGCGCCGGTAACGACTGTGCCGGCAGGGATCGTCATTTCGCGGGCATACAGGCCATCAGCAAAGTAATTGCGCACCGGGCAATCGATCTGCGGCATGGTCAGCAGCAGCGATTCCAGGCGATACACCTTGTCGCGCAGGACGGCTGCCGCGATCTGCTGGCCATATCCGACTACTGGCTTCACCTTGATCATGAGAAATTAGCCCCTGACATGGCTGAAATGCTGATCGATGCAGCCGCGCCGGCCACCGCCTGCAGGAAGTCGCCCGCCCTCATCAGCGGCAGCGCAACGTCGATATAGTCATTGGCCGGAATATTCTTTGTCGGGAAGCATGCGTTTGCCGGACCCAGGGCGCCGCCTGATGGCACGGCGTACAGCGTTGCTGTTACCGGCGCTACCGTGGTATTGGTCAGGCGCACGATGCCGCCACGCAGCAACTGGCCAGCAGCGACCGTGAAGATCGTTCCAGCGGCAGCGGCCAGCACTGACGGCTCAAACAGCTTCAAATATTGCATGGTCATCAGATATTCCTGTCTTCAAGTTGATCAATGCGCACGGCCAGCGCGCGGTTATTGGCAATCAGCACCTGCACGGAGCCGTTGAGCGATTCGGCGAAGGCTTCACGCTCTGCGATTGCCGCTTGCAGGGCAGCAACAGCCAGCTCAAGGGCCCCGGCCCTGACCTCTAGCGCGGCAACTGCTGTTTCCAGCACCGCAACCTGCGGAACGAGTAGCGCGGTCTGGCCCTGCAATACGATGATTTCCGCTTTCATGGCACTTGCGGCTGCTGCGGTGTTTGGCAAGGTGTCAGCGCCGATTTCGGAGCCCACTTGCGTCATCACATGCCGAAGCGCCGCCACTGTTGCGCGGTCATAGCCGAGCGACAGCAGCGTTGATTCGTTCAGCCGGACCATCGTCATGACGTGCCGACCCTGGTATTGATAAATGCGCCCTGTAGCGCGATCCGCACGGCTGCCGTGGTGGATACCTCAAACACGCGATTGCGGCCCATGCCCAGGCGGTTAAATACTGCCTTCGCGCTGTACTCGCCCACGCTGCCGATTGATGCCGTCAGCGTCGAGGACCAAGTTTTGCCTGCGTCGTCGGACCAGCGCAGCGTTACCTGCGGGTCCGGGTCGGCTGCATTGCCGACGCCTGCCTCAATGTCGAGCGTCAACTTGTCGAAGAACTGGCGCAAGCCGGCTGCATTCATGTGCTGGAACGATTTGATGCGCGGGATCACGGCACCGTTGTCGGTGAACACGTCCAGATCGAGCGCGTAGATATTGCCGTTTTCCCAATCGCCGACCAAGTGCTTACGCTGGTAGAAAACGTGGCAGTTGTCGCGCACGCGGTTTAGGTTGTTGCTGACGTCGCGATATGCGCGCTCATGCCACAGTTGCGTGGCCGCGTCGTAGCACCACGTTTTGCTGGCAGATGGAAAGGTCAGCACATAGAACGAATGGCCGGCCTGCTGGTAGCTGTAGCCGATGGCATCATCGATGCGCGTGTACTTGCGCATTTCTTCCTCGATGGCGTGCGTGCTGATCCGTCCAGGCTGATAGCCCTGTGCGCGCCAGATCATCGCGTCGCCGCGCTCGTCGGACCCGAGCCAGATCAGGCTGTTGTCCATCTTGACGACTGAATGCGCAGCAGCGCAGCCCATTTCCTGCGTGGCACCGTTGATGCGCTCAAATGGGAAGGTACCAGGGCTGTTGCCGAAGACTTCAATTGACCGCTCGCCGAAGATCCACAACTCGTTATGGTCGCGGATGATGCGCACGATCTTGTCAGGCACAGACTCGGCACTGGCAAAATCAAGCGCGTCCAGCGTCAGGTCGAGCGCGCCGGTCGTGTAAAACTGCTGCGAGTCCGGCTTGTTGAAAATAAAGAAGCTGTCCAGCATTTCAACGAAATTGGCGCCCTGCCAGCCATCGCCAGCCATTACGCCAGCGGCCAGCGTTGTCAGATTGACCGTGGGCGCCGTCATGCTGCCATCAGTGAAAACGGCGGATATGCCGTTGTCAGCCGCATACACCGGGCCGGTACCCGTTGCCAGGGCCACCACTGTCGCCCATGCCGGGCCGATATAGCGGTATAGCGTGGTGCCACGCACGGCAAACAACACGCCGCTGGTTGCCTGGAACAGTCCGCGCATGCCGCCAGTGCCGGGCACAGTGGACCACAGCAGGCGGCCAGGCGTACCGTAGAAGGTCGTCGGCGCTGCAGCATCTGCCGGGTTGATCTCGGGGTACAGATTAACGCAGCGCTGCGCCGAGGCGATCAGGGACCGCGCCGCATACGATGCGGAGGCCAGGACGACGCGACCCATCAGCCCACCACGCCAAAGGTGATCGGGGCAGTCTCAGCGGCATACGCCAGCATGAGCGCGCGCCGGGCCAGAAAACGGCGCTCGATATCCTGCCTGCTTGCCATGTCCACGGCGAATTTCGGACAGATTTCATATGCCAGCCACAGGCCCAGGCCGGCAATCCACGTTTGCGCCACGTCCGGACGCGCCATCAGTGTCGCATCGATGGCAATGGCCTGATACGTCAGCTTCAGTGCCGGGTTGACGCTCGGCACCGGCCACAGGCGGCAGATGTTGTTTGGCGCAATGTAAGCGTGCGTCGGGTACGTGCCGGTTGCTGCAGGGTTCGGCAGTGCGTCATACGCCGCCTTGGCGATGATGGCCACAGCGACCCGGTTGCCATTGACGGTATAGGCCAGTTGCGGCACGCCAAAATAATCAGCCGGTAGCGTGACCTGATCTGGCGTTGCGCCCGACCATGCCAGCGTAACCGGATCGGTAGTCACTTTGGGCCAGCACACGCCATGCAGCGGCAGTTCTTTGATGATGCTCTGCAGCGCATTCATGCAGGTAGCGTGATCGCCCGGGGACGCAGTTTGGCCGGCGCCGATCACGCCAACGATTTGCAGCGCGTCAACAATAATGTCAGCGGCTGGCAGCGTCCACGCGGTCGTCATTACGCTGGCTCGATCTGGTAGTTGTAACGCGGCACTTGGACTGGATACATTTTGCCGTCCTCACTTTGAATCTGCGTCTCGATCAAAGTCGCCTTGAGTGCGTCAATGATTCCTTCATCAACGACCACGGCAACGCCGCGCTTGATCTGCACCAGGCTGTAATTGTGGCCAATGACTACATCGCCTTTGTCGCCGCCTTCTGGCTCGGCATGGATGGTCAGTTTGAATTTCTTCGGCGCCACGACTTTGGCGATCTTGGTATCCGGGGTTGCTTCTGGCATGTGATGCTCCAATAAAAAAGCCCGGCTCAAGTGGCCGGGCTTTTGTGGTTACGGCAGGGGAATTACAGCGACGCTGCAGATTCCAGGCGGATCATCCAAGCTTCGTTGAGAATCTTGGTGGTCGTCATGGCTTTCCAGCCCACGGAAGCGCGCTGCTCCAGCGGGTCAGCCGAGCCAGCCGAGCCCATTGGCTTGACGATGGTGCGCATTGCTTCGCCGGTCAGTGGGCAGATGCCGTATGCGTTTTCAGCAATGATCAGCGTGGCGTAAATGTCGAAGTTTGCGCCGTTGTTCTTGAAGACCGTCGTGCCGGCAGCGCCTGCGCCTGCGAAAACCTTGGCATTGGTCGATGAAACGAAGCGGATATTTTTGTATGCGCCGATTTCGTCTTCCATAACGCTCACGCCGGACGGGTAGTCCGACACAGGCTTGAAGCCGACCAGGCTTTCAACATCGTATTCAACGTCCGGGTGAACGATGGCCACATAGCCCTTGCGGATACCGCTGGTGCCAACGCCGGTCGATGCCGGAATGCCCGACGTAACCATCTTGGCGTTCTGGTTCTTGAGGAACCGGATTGCCTTGTCGAAGTCGGCCGCCACCAGCTTGGTGTTGGTCGTAATGCGCGAGGCAAGGCCGGCGGCATAGGCCACGTTCGAGCCAGCCACCAGCACGTCGCGACGAACTTGGTCAATCGTCAAGCCGGCCTGGTCGCCCAAGACGTCGGTGGCCTCGGTGATGACCGAATCCTGGTTGACCATATCAACGACGTCGGACAACAGTACAAAGTCGCCGTATTGAGCCAGGGTGGCGGTGATATCGGTAACCGCCAGGCTGGAGCCAGTCGGCGTTACGCCCTCGACCAGTGGCGTGGTGGCTGCGGCCAGGGCCGAGTACCGACGAAACTTGATCTGATTGCCCGACTTCTTGCTGATCGGGCGCTTCTGACCGTGGCGGCCATGCACTTCAGCGGGTTTTGCGCGCTCAAGCAGGTTGCGGTCGTAAAAGGCTTGCGTGCCTGGTGCGACTTGCGTGGTGGTGGTGGTGGTTGGCATGTGAAACTCCTATTAATAGCCCATTACTCGCCGCTTCTCTGCGGCAAAGTCGGCTGTAGACATGTTTTGGATGCGCTGCACTGCGACCAGAGCCGGATCGGCTGGCGAGCGAGTTGCCCCGCTGCCGCCGCCTGCCCCTGGAACAGACATTGCTGATTTTTGTTGCTGTTTTGCAGCGTCGATGGCGTACCGTTTGGCGGCCTGACGTTCTGCGTGCGCTAACTTTTCTGCTGTGATTTCACGGATTGCTGCCAGCGGGTCTTGCCATTCGCCGCCCATCGCGTCACGCTTTGCAACGATGGCGCTCACCAGTTCCGGGTCCGCATCTGCTGCGAAAATCCCAGGGTGGACCGCCTCGATGGTCTGCATCCAGGTCGCTTGCGCAGCCTGTGCTGCTTGCTGTTCAGCGATTTGCGGCGCCGGATCGGCTTGTACGAACCGGATTGCTTCTTCCAGATCGGGATTGGCGTCAAAGATGGCGGGCCGGGACTGCTCACGCTGCTGCTGTGCGCGTTCCCGCTCAAGTTCCGCCAGGCGCTGGGCGTTTTTAGTGCCCCATGCCTGCGAATCTCGGGCTGATTTCTCGGCCTTTTCAAGCCGGGCGCGCAGTTCGGCCAGTGTTTCGGCTTCCGGCGCTGGCTCTGGCGTGACTGGCGCCGCAACTTCTGCGACTGGCTCAGGTGCCGCAACCTTTTCAGGCTCCGGTACCGGCGCGGTAATGGCCGGGGTTGTCCCCGCTGCCGCCGCGTCCAGTTGCTTTATTGCTGCGTCGTATTCCTGCTGATACTGCTCATCCGTGAGGTCTGACATTTCTGCTCCTGTATGGGCCGGCACGCCGGTAATCCATGGGTATTAAATGGCCGCGTCCGATTGCTCGGATAGTGCGGCTGTGGCTTGGCGGCGCTGTTCTTCCAGCGTCTCCGGGTAATTGAGTAGGTCGGTCAGCGCGTGAATGGCGCCGCGCGTCTGTTCGTCGTTCGATGCGACCAGCTGGGCAGTCAGATCATCAATGCGTGCGTTGATCTGCGCGGCCACGCCGGCCCAGGACTGCAGCGCCTGGAGGTTGGCGGCAATCTCGTCTAAATGCTCGCTGTGAGTCATGTCAGTGTCAGCGTGTCGCCAGGGGTCAGCTTTCCAAGGCGTCCATCAGCCATCACAACGGCCTGCAGCTTTCGCTCAATGGATGCGCGCGGAACCATGGTCAATTCCACTTCCAGCGGCAGGGGCACAGTGCTGTTGTCGAGCACCTGGCCGGTCACTGTCGGGCGATTGCCGGCCAGATGTGTGACAACCAGGGTTCCGGCGATGGTGCGGTTGAGCGTCAATTCAATACAGCTGGCGGTGATCTTGGCTGCGGACGCAATGGTCAGCGCGCCCGAGTCGTCGCTGCAATCGAATCCGGTCAGCGCTGCAGCTGTCGTGTAATCAGTGCCAGCGCGGCCATGCTCAAAATTGATGTATGCCAGCCCTGCTGCTGCCTTGTAGACCATGCTGACGATCTTGGGACCGCGCAGCTCGGCGCCACTGCTGTACAGCACGGAATTGACGCCCGCTGCCTGCCTCTGGGCCGATGTGCCAAAGCCTGTCGAGGTCAAATGAATGTTGTCGCCCGGGTCCACTGGCAAGTCAACTGTCTGCAGGTACAGCCCGTAATCTTCCGAGCCGACAACCTTTTCGCCGCCGCGCACATAGTTGTATTGCGCCGGGACTGGCGTGCCAGCAGAGCGCCCGTTTGTGCCGCTGATGACGTGCAGCAGGCTCGATTGATCAGTCAGCGCACGGATGCGCGACGCGAACAGCCGAAGCTTGGTTGCGTGCGCATCAATCGATGTTGGCCGATCCGTTCCTGACGTTAAAGCGGCGTCGTTCGATCCGACTGAGGTGACGAATGCGGCCAGCTTGGCGATGCCATTTACACGCGTTGCATCGACCGACGCGACAAGCGCCGTCCAGTAGATGTTTGGCAGTGACAGCCATTGAGCCAGGGTAGTGCCGCCAACCCCTGCATTGATCATGCCGATGGCCACACCGGATTTGATCGCGTATTCATTGGCCATATAGACGGCGCACCCGTTGTAGGGCGTGGCGATTACGCGCCAGGTCGGAGCACTGGTATTGACCAGGGCGTCGAGCATACGCACGTTGGCAGCGGGCGTGTATGTGCCAGACGCTGCGCCTTCAAACCATTTCGCGCTACTGCTCGATCCACAGTGCAAGATTACGTCGCCTACGGCAAACAAATTTGCCTTGATGGCCGTGGTAGTCAGTACTGCGCCGCCTGCACTCTTGCTGCGCAGGGCCGCGCGGTACATGTTCGGGTTCGCTGTCTGCGGCGCTGTCATGGTCGCCGTCCATGCGCCAGAGGTATTGACGAGTGAGGTCAGCGGGAACCATGGAACAAGCACGGTCGAACCATTTGCCGCGTAAATCTGCGCCTCGACTGATGCCGGCGCCACGTCATATGTTCCGGTCATGGCAATGTCGGCCACGCCATTGACGCGCTGGTAGACGCGCTCATTGAGAGCAGTCATATCCACATCGAATGTGACCGTCGGGGCAACTGCGACAGTGACGGCCGCACTGGTGGTCGGAAGTGACGGTCCTGACCCATTAGTAAATACCTGGCGGACGGCCAGCGCGACGCCAGCAGTCGGCGGCGTGTAGGTTGCGCCAGTAGCACCTGAAATATCAGCGCCGTTGGCAATCCACTGCTGCGTGCTTGACGTTGGGGAGTTGGTTGCCGCACCCGTTGTGAACGTGGCCACTTGGCCAGCGGTCGCAGGGTTGACGACAGGCGCGGTCACCACAACAGGAATGGCTGCCGGCGGGGTGTAGCCGAATGCCGGCTCTGTGCCGGTCGTCGGAGAGCCTGTAACGGCGAAAGTCGCGCCATACGAACCACGATCCGTAATATCGGATACGTCGGCCAGTTTTACGTACATTGCTGCCGATTTACCGATATCTGGCAGTTCTTTCCCGGAGGCGAGACGCGCCAGGTCAAAATTTGACAGCGTGCCTTCATAACGACCGAAGCGGCATACTGACTGATCAAATCCACGGCCTGTTGAGCCTAGTGGCGCCGGATGATCTGCCCGGTCGAGCAGTGTTCGCGGCAGGCCGCCGCTATATGCGCCGCTAAATGCAACGGGCGTGCCCTCTGCCACAACTGCGGAGCCGTCGGTCGGCGTTCCTGTCTGCAATGGGCATGAGCGCATATACAGCAAGCCCGCGCCGTCACTTTCCAGGCTGATAAGGTAGGTCGTTCCCGCCACCATGGCAGTAGTGCCGCTGATCTGAATAGCATTGGACGTTCCGAAATACACGCCCATCTTGTTCGGGATCGTACCGGTCTGCGAGAAGTAGGCCAGCTGTACGCTGCCGGCGGTTTGAAACGCGCCATTCGATGACAGATACTGAGTGTTTCCCGAGAGCGTCTGTCCATCAAAATACACTATCCAGAACTCAGACCATGCGGTCGCGGGATAATTGCGAGCAGAAGTCGTGACCGTGCTCAGGTACTGCGCTGTGCTGAAATTTGGATTTAACATTGCGCTGCCCCTTACAGGTTAATCGGCGAGCCGACGCTAAACAGCAGCGTGGTAGCACTGAGGGCGACGCCAATAGGCAGGAGCACACGGCCAGCTGGATACGCTGCGGCCACGCTTGACAGGACAAACTGCCCGGGCGTGACGCTCATGGCGTACTCAGCTCCTGGCGTGAGGCCGGTCAGGCCGTCAATGATTTGGCCGGGCAGGTAGCAGGCGGTCGTAGCGCCCGATGCGGCAGCCGTCTTGATGAATACGGCCGCTTTTTTGCCGCTCGTGAGCGCATCAGCCAATGCCACAAGGCCGGCAGCAGTGAAATATCCCAGGCTGTTGGCTGGAATGGCCGCTGCAGATGTGGCAGTAACGATGCTGGCACTGGCCGGGGCCGTGCCGTAGTACGGCTGAACGGTCGCAGGCACAACGCCATAGCGGCATTCAGCGCCGATGGCCGTAATTTTCATTGAGCCGGCTGCCGAGTACGGGCCAAGCGTGGTCGAGCGCGAAGCAGTGGCAATCACGCCAGCGCTCACGCCCAGGCCGGACACAGCCTCAACCTTTACAGTGCCACTCGTTTCCAGAGTCAGGCTATCAAGCGCAGCCAGTGGGAATATGGCGCTATAGCCAGGGGTGAGAATCAACATTTATGCCTCGGGGATAGGGTTTGACTGCTCGTCAGGCGTAAAAAAACCCGCATCGGCGGGCTGTTCTGGCTGCATTTCTTCGGGTGGTGGCGGCTCCGGCTCTTGCGGCTGCTCAGGCGGGGCCATGGCGGGCGCTTCGTCCATTTCCGCGGGCTCTTGCGGTTCAGGCTCTGACGCGCCGTCATCGCCATCCTGCTGGCTCAGGTCAGGATCGTTATCCACGTTCAAGCCGACGTTGTACGCCAGTTGCATGGCCATTTCAGGCGTCAGAAACGGGGCCAGTACCTGCAGGCGCTTGGTCGTGGCGTCGTAGGCTTTCAATTGGCGCTCTTCCCGCTTGCCCTCGGCGTCGGCATGCAGTTCGTTGAACTTGTCGCCCACTTCTTTCAAAGCCGACTCCAGTTCCTGCGTCTGCTCCTGCATCTGCTGCATTTGCTGCTGCACCTGCGGCGGGATCTCGGCCTCGCCTTCTTTCTCAAGAATTGGCGACTCTTTACCGATCTCCATGCACTGCCATGTTTGCTCGAGCAGTTCGCGGGCATCGATCAGCGGCGCGGTTACCGGGTTGCTCATAGCAAAGTCAGCAAAGGCGCGCAGCTTATTGGTCAGCACTTCTTTCTGCATGAAGCTCGATGTGCCCGTTGCTTGCCAGTTCATGAACGACGACTTGCCAAACTTACGAATCTTTGCCCAGGTCGCTGCGGCTTCCTCGCCGTGAATCTTGCGCACCGTCTCCGGGTCCAGGTATTTCAGGTTCCAATTGATCAGGCATTCGATGATCGGCTCAATCCAGCAGGCATCAATGTTCTGGATGACCTCTTTGATTGGCAGGGACGATGCCGACATAATCATGCTGATGCCGGTGGCGGTCTTGTTCAGGTTGCTGCTGTCGTCGCCCTGCGAATACTTGGTGATGCCGGTGTCGTCGTCGCTCATCTGGCTCGACGCGTTGATGACGTCCATCCAGCCGCCAGTGATATCTGGCTCGGTGTGCATGATCAGGGCGTCTTTGCGCTTATCGGCAGGCGTGCCCGGCTTGAACTCATAAACTTTACCTGGATGCTTTAGAAAATTCTCAGTCGGCATGAAGACGCTGCGATCTACGCTCATCGTTCCGAGCAGGGCCATACCCTTGCCGTCCATGTACAGCCGGAATGCAGCGTTGACAACCTTTTGATGTGGCGCATTATTCTCAGCCACGCCGACGCCCCACATTTCATGAGGCACGTCCTCATAGGCGCAACGATAGGCTGGCAACTTGTTGCCGTATGGACTTTCACTGACCTTGACGACAACGCCACCGGCCATGATGGCAACGACGCTCACCAGTTCACCGCTCTCGACTGGTTCACCGTCAGCGTCCTGCAGCTCATTTTCTGCAATCAGACTCTTCGGCACACGGCCAAAGAAGCGTGCGACTTTAATGCGCCCGGCTTTGTGCCACAGGTTGATGTTGGCGCGCCGCTCCTGTGCCTGCTCGCTGCCAGTCTCGTTACCGTTCGCGCCAGGCGCCAAGAGAGCTTGCGCGATATTTTGGTAGGAGTCGTCCTTACCCCATGCGCGTACTGTGTGCGGGCTTTCCATGGTGGACCAGAACACGCCCAGGCCATCGGGCAGGTTGCGCGCCTCGGCATCCGGAATTACATCAAGCGTGCTGGCCAGCTCAAAATACGGGTGATCATAGGTGTACTCTGTTTCCTTGATTTCCAGCGTTCCGGCGCTGTCGTCACCAGCCGTCTCGGTCAGTGTCTCCGGGCGTACAAATGGCCCAAACATGAACCCAGTGCCGTAAGTGGCCAGGGTATCGACACCGGCTTTCAACAGGCTGCGAAAGTCCATGCGCTCGAGCTGCTCGGTAACGATATCCTCGACTACATCCGAAAACGGGGCCAGCTTCTCATCAGTCGGCGTGGTGTCGAACGGCATCAGGCCATTACCAAACAGCGCGTCGTTGATCTTGGCGCGCGCTGCTCGCACCTTGTTGCGGGTCGAGCCGATAAACAAGCTGCTAGCCTTCTTTGACCGCGCGGCGCCCGTGTTCTTGGTGTCGTCGTCGCGGGCAATGCGCATGACGTCCTGATAGCACTCGAGCAGCTTTGCTTTCTGCGGCTCACTGGCTTTGTCCCATTCGACCAAGCGCTGCTCTAAGAGCGCGGCCAGGCCATTGAGGGATGGTGTCGGGTCAGTCATCATTGCCTTAAAAATAGAATCCGTCTGCGTCTGGCTCGTTCTGTGTCAGCGGCGCCATGTTCGTCAGTGAAATAACCGGTTGTGCGAATGTCAGGCCAAGGGCGTCAGCAGTATCAGGAGAGCGGAAACCGCGCTTCTTCATATCCTGCTTGCGCTCCATCTTTAGAGCGTTGTTGCTGTCGTATGAATAGCGAATCTGTGTCAAGTCGGCCTGCATTTCGTCGCTATCAGGTATATCGGCTGGCTGCTTTTCCATCCACTCTTTCATCAAGCCCCACATTTCCGCGCGCTTGTTCGTGTACTTGACTGCATCAAGCGGCGATTCGGAGCTGTTGACTTGGACCAGCTGCGTTTTGCCGTATGGGATCAGCTCTTCCAGCCGGTCATACACGCCAGCGCCCAGGCCGCCAACGTCGATGGCAATCTGATCCGGCTTGACCTCAGCAAGTATCTGCATGACCAGGCCGGCCACTTCCATCGTGCTTTTCTTGCTGACGCTGCGAATCCAATGCACCTTGCGGCCTTGACGGAAGCAGAACGATGTACGGTCATCGCCAAAACGCGCAGGATCAACGCCGATGATCTTGGCGCCGACCGGCTCGGCCTTAGCCTTGCGCGCCTTCGTGACGATCTCGGCCTTGATGTATGGATCAAGCCCCGATACTTGGAACGCCTCGGCAGCCGTCGCCGGATATTCCTGCTTGAACAGGGTTTCGTCTTTCAATTGGATGACCTTCACGCGGCGCCAGGCCATTTGCTCAAGCGTCAGACTGTATGCATCGCGGTAATCGCGCTCTTCTGGCGTCAGCTCAAACCCAGGGGGCACCGCCTTGACATATTCAGGCTGCCAGAACCACGGCACGAAGACGGCGATGTACTCCGACTGCCCCGACTCGGCTGCCTGCCACTGCTGGTGGAAATAGTTGCCAATCCCGTTTGCGGTCGATTCAAGCACAACCTCGGTGCCAGGCGCATCAGGGATTGCCTGCAAAATACCTGCTGCGTGCATCTGTGCATTTGGCCAGAATCCGACTTCGGAGCCGTGAAACAGCTGAATCGTGGAACCGCGCCCTACTGCCTTGTTGCCAGCGGTGCCGACCTTGTAGCCAGAGTCAAGCCGCTTGAACGACAGTTCCTTAGCGTTTGCCGCGCTGGTCGCTGGCCGCACCAGTAGTGGGCAGTTCTCGTGATATCGGTTGGCAATCTCGAACAGGTTGTTTGTGGCCTCTTCCTCATGTGTCAGGATGAAAGCCCGCAATCCCTTCGAGTGGGTCACGCGCCAGTAATAGCGGCCCTCTACGTAGGTCGAGCAACCTTGTTGACGACCCTTGAGGATCAGCGCCCGGATGCGGCCTGTAGCGGCCCTCTGCTCTTCCAGTCGCTTGTGTATATACAACTGCGCTTCGTTGAGTGTGAATGGCTCAACCTTGGCGTCTTTCGTCCGAATCTTGAGACAGCGCGGGGCATAGTGCAGGAAGTCGTCTTTCAGCCTCTGCCGGATTGCGCGCTCTTCATCGGTCATTTCAACTCATCTAATGCGGCCTCGTGGTTCGTGACAGTGGCCGTTAATTCAACGCTCGACAGTTTGGCATGCACATATGGCGCGGCAGCCTTGGCAGCCTCAAACCGCATGGCCTGGTGCGCAATGGCGACAGCCGGGTCAACGTCCGGGCCAAGGTCAGCTTTACGCATGATCCCGAGCATGAACTCAAGCGGCGTGACGCCCGACTCTTCCACGGCGCGCTGCACCTCGGCTGTCCGTTTGTTCGGCTCACCCTTCTTGCGGCCAGCACCGGGCCGTGAGCCGCCTTTGATTCCCTTTGATTGTTTTTCAATGGTCATCGGATTTCAAAGGCCTAATAAAAAGCCGCTGCCGCAATTGACTGCGGTTCAGCGGCAAGCCCGATAGTGGGCGGAGACTCAGGTATCCGGCTCAGGCGCCGGCATATTGTTCGGTAGCAGATGCCATCCCAGCTCTCGCCTGATTTCCTCGGGCTTGGGTGGCGGGTCATGCTCATGTGTGCGGCGGTCCATGTACTCACGCACGGAA